ATAGACTTATAAGCAGGGTTAGGTGTACCTTTCTTGGTAAGTTTTGTAGCATACATATTTACTGGAACTTCAATGTCCTTTGTTTCTCCGTTAAGTTCCTGAGAAACCTTTACCTTGATGTCACCACTAATGTAATCTACATTAGAACCATCTCTAACGAAAGAGCCTTCTTTGATGTCTACTTCTGCAAGAATACCTTCAATGTAAACTTTGTTTTCTGCTTGTCTCATTTTTTCTCCTTTGTTTTGTTTATTGCGGTTTGTTTATAAAAAATTTGTTAATTAAGCGTTAAATGCCTTACCTTCGTCTGTCAGAACTACATAAGTAATAGTTTCGTCTTCAACTTCTCTCTTATCTCTTACGATGAGACTCTTCTTCTGAAGATCTGTAACATTAGCATTAATGCTTCTGCTTGTTCTTCCTGTTGCACTTACGAGTTCAGGAATAGATGCTTCTCCACCATTGTTCTTTACATAGTTAAAAATCTCTGTGCTCATTGGGGAAAGCTTAATTTCTTTTTCTTCTGCCATTTTTCTTCTCCTTTAAATAGGTCTTTTTTCATTTTACACTTTATTATACCGTAAATTTTTACAAAATTCAAATTATAACTTTGATATTTTCATAATGTTGTCGGTAATCGGCATTTTTATCGACTTCACTCCAAGGGTAGCTTTGCCGAGAGTCGGAATTTCGATGACTTTCATCTTAAGGCAAGAGCTAGTAGATACCACTAATATTTCGGAGTCAGTAGTGGCTATGAAATCTGCCATCCAATCATTTGTATTTAATTTTTGAATTTTAGAACCTTTCGTGTTCTTAGACTGAACATTAAATTCGTCTATTGATGTTTGTTTGATTAGACCGTTACCACTAATTGAGATAATTGTTTGAGCAGTAGAAGGAATTATGTGTGCTGAAATAATGGAATCTCCATCATTTAGCTTCATACCAATAATTCCTCTTGCGGTACGACCAATCGGTCTGACGTCTTTAGTTTCAGTCATTAAGAAGTTGCCGCTTTCTGCGAGAATTCCTATACGTTCTTCGTTAGTGAAAAGAACAGAAACTATTTCATCATCCGCATCCAATTTGATAGCCGCAGCCCCTCCATTTCGTCTAAGGTTGTATTCAGAAATTTCGGACTTTTTCAAAATTCCCTTTTTCGTTATAAAGATGAGATATTTTTTAGGATTATCCTTTGACAAAACAGTTGAGGCGACTATGTGGTCATAATCGGGGATTGATAAAATTGTTGAGATATACTGCTCTTCTTCTACTTTAAAATCGTTTAGGCGGGCGTGGTAATAATTTCCACGAGAACTGAAGAAGAGAATACTGTCAGTATTATTTCCTACAAAGTTATCTACTACATATTCATTTTTATTTAATTTGAATTTTGTTCCGGTTCCATTACGCTTCTGTGTATAAAGCGTACTTGTTTCTGTTGTAAATATCTTTCCTTGATTGGTGATATTTATAGACAGTTGTTTTTGTTCGATGGGTTCTTCACCGCCGCTTAGATTCATAATTTTGGTACGTCTTTCATCACCAAATTGCTTTATGACGGTACGCCATCCATTTTTGAGTTCTTCTTTGAAGAGTTCTTCGTTATCCAGGATGTTGTGGATACGTTGTGACTCTACAAGGAGTTTAGCTTTTTCATCTTCGAGTTTTTTAACTTCTAGATGAGCAAGTCTACTGAGTTTCATGTCCAAAACTGCTTTCGCCTGCTCTTCATCTAACAGAAACTTAGATTGAAGAGAAACACTGGCGGCCGCAGTGGACTCAGATGACTTAATTGTTTGAACTACTTCATCTATTGAAGCAAGACAGACAAGTAAGCCATCTATGATGTGGATTCTATTGTCGATTTTACGCAAATCGAATTCAAATCCTCTGCGGTACACAACACGTTCATGGTCTATGTGGGCCTGTAGCATTTCCTTCCAAGTAAAAACTTTTGGGAAACGACCATTTTCAAGCATTGTAAAATTTATAGAAAAGTGATGCTGAAGAGATGTATTTTTGTACATATACTTCAGGACTTTATCTGGCTGTGCTGTTTTGGTTAAGTAAATCTTAATAAGAGGTGTTTTTCCGGTTAAGTCATTGAAACGGTCTATACCAGGATTTACCAAACCATCTTCTTCGTTTATGATGCTTTCTAGCTGACTACAAATTGTGTTTGTATAAACACTATAAGGAATTTCAGTTACTATAAAACATTTTTCTTTTGGGTCAAAATCAATGACACTTCTCAGTTTGCATGCGAAACCAGTTCCATTCTTCATTGATTCTTTGACTTCATCTTCATTGTATAGGATACCGCCAGTAGCGAAATCTGGTGCACAATATATATCTTCAAAACTACAATCCGGATGGTCGATTAAATAGATTAAAGCATTATTTACATCTACCAAGTTATACTGTGGTATTGAAGATGCCATACCAACACCAATACCCATTGTTCCATTACAAATATTGTAGAATCCTTTAGAAGGAAGAACTCCAGGATATTGTTTAGTATTATCATATGAATCTCTCCAATCTAAAATTGTTTCTTTATCTAAATCAGAAAACAGTAAACTAGAGATTTTTGATAAACGAGATTCAGTATAACGCATCGCAGCCCAGTTGCCGCTTTCTATTAAGGAACCTGCGTTACCTTTGACATCTACTAATGGATAACGCATAGCAAAATTTTGACCTGCACGCATAATAACTCCTTCACAAGAAGAGTCACCATGAATGTAGAAGTCAGCCATTGCCATACCTACGGCATTAGCAGTTTTCTTATATGGATTTTTGGAAGTCAGCTTATGAAGCAACATAGAATAGAATATTTGACGTGCTGATGGTTTTAATCCATCACGAGCGTCAATCAATGCTCTATTCTGAAGAACTGCTCCAGTATACTGTATCATTGATTCTTCTATTATTGGTTTTAGTTTGCTCATATTATTCTCTTATTGTACTAAAATCTATCTTCTGTGTAATAAAATTCTTTCTTGGTTCTACATTTTCGCCCATCAAATCATATAATAGGTCAATTCCTTCTTCGGAATATTCAATTCTTTCCATTCTTTGGTATTCCGGAGTGAACATTGAAGTATGGGCAGTTTCAGGCTCCAATTCACCTAAGCCTTTAGCTCTTGTGACTTCACCTTTTATTTTACCACGAACTTTTGAAAATTCTTCATCAGTAAAATAATAAGTTTCTTGCTTTCCGTTATTCACTATGTACAAAGGTGAACGTAACCAGTACAATCTACCTTCTTGAATAAACTTTGGAGCTATATGTGCCAGTGCCGCCATGATTAAAAGACCGATATGATATCCATCTGCATCGGAATCGGTACAGATAGCTAACTTTCCATAACGAAGTTTCTTACTATCATACTTACCAGGCGTAATATTCATAGCACTTAATAATAACTTAATTTCTTCGTTGTTATAAATTTTTTCATCATCGTTGCTTAAACAATTGATGATTTTTCCTCGTATAGCCATTAAACCATACTTAGTATAATCACGTGCTTGGGACATACCACCAAGAGCTGAATCACCCTCACAAATCAATAGAATAGAATCTTGTCCTAAGAACTCAGCATCTTTTAACTTATCAGAAGCAAAAACTTTTTTCTTTTGATTCTTTTCAATCTCTTTGGATGCATTTAAGATTTGCTTTCTTGCACGCTCTGCCGCAGCATCTGCTTTTATTTCTTTGCCAAGTAACTCAATAATCTTATCAAGTTCATCCGGATAACGTCTACTAAACTCCTCAAGCATTTGAGTAGTCAGCCGCTGACATAAACCTCTTAACTCTGGGTTAGTAATCTTAGATTTTGTTTGACCATCATAAATCGGATCTTTTAAGTCTACTGAACAAACATACTGTAAACCTTTTCTAATAATATCTGTATCAAAATCACCTTTAATCTTCTTTTTAAAGAAATTTGTGATACTTGTCTTAATACCAGTTATTGGAGTGCCGCCGTTTTCATTTTCTCCTCCGTTTGAGAAGAGATAAAACTTTTCTTTGCCTTTAGCAGTCCACTGCATAATAATTTCAACATCTATATCATTTTCACTATCTTTTATGTGAAGTGGGTGAGCGTGAACTGGTTTATCTATATTTTCTTTTGCGAAATCTACTAATCCATTTTTACTTAAATATCTATTTGTAATTTTATTTTTATTATTAGTAACTATGAATTCAATTCCAGGATTGAAGTAAGAGTATTCACGCATCTGAGCACATATCTCATCGTAATCAAACCTAACTGGTTCTGATTTGAATACTTCTTGACTTGGCTTATAAATAATATAAGTACCTGTTTTCTGTCCATTTAATGGTTTCTTAACACATTCAGACCATTTTGGTATACCTTTTTCAAATTCCATATACCATTCTGCTCCATCTCTATAACTAGAGATTTTAAACCAATCAGAAGAACAGCATGTTGCCGCGGATCCCGTACCATTTAAACCACGGGACTTGCCGCCATATGCTTTATCATTAAATTTAGCACCTGAATGGTTTTCAGTAAGCAAGTTTATCATTACTTCATTGGTAAAGTCGTTTGGACCATGCGGCATACCTCTACCATAATCCCTACAACTTGCCCATTCTTCATCTATTACTAATTCAATTTTGTTTGCCGCAGGATATACCTTTCCTTCATCGGTAGCATTATTTACCAACTCAAGAAGTCCTGCTAAAACTCCCGTGTGATCGGCACTTCCAAGGTATATTCCTACCCTTTGACGCACGCCTTCACGGAAGGTGAGTTGCTGTATACTTTTCGCTCCGTATTCTTCCATAAGAGCCTCCTTTTTATTTTCATATTTATTATACTAAACTTACAATAAAAAATCAAATTTCTGGAACTTACCGCCAGTTTTACTACTTTTTAATGAGATAATGTAATTTTATATGTTTAAAGGAGAATTGCTATGAAAATTAAGTATAATGGTAAAGTAAGAGAGATTACTGAAAAAACTGTCTTACATACTGGCGGAAAATTCGTTAAAACTGATATTATCATTTATCCAGACGGAGTAGAAGTGGAAGATGATGATATCCTTTAGAGGTACAGTAAAGAGGTAAAGAAATGGATTTCCAAATAGATATGGGGTTAGTTGCTAATATTTTAGCAGTCGCCGCACTGATGCTTGCTAATACTTTATTTAGACTTGCACTTTCAGTAAAAATTGGCGATTTTGATTTTAGCGAACTAACAAGAGGATTGCTTAAATACTTCCTTACTCTTATAGGAATAGCTTTATTCTACGCAGCAGGTCAATTTGCACCAGATGCCGGCGTTGAAATTGCGGGCGAGCTTGTTACTATTGATACTTTCTTAAATATGGTAGCACTTGGTCTTATTGGTGTGTACACAGTAAAGTGCTTTGATAACATTAAAGATATTTTCAGAGATACTGGACTTGTAATGATGGAAAGAGCAGAGAAGGCTAATAAGCACTTATAAAAGGAGAATTGTATATGTTTGAAGACGATCTCATGTTAGATGAAAAACATGTTCAGGCTCAAACTAAGATAGAAGCACCCAAGTTTAGCGAAATTATTGATTTCGCTTTCTTGGGTGATATTAATAAGCCTGATGAAAATGCGGTATTCAGCACCGCTTGGCAAACACCTTTCACAATTAGAACAAGTAGACCTTTAGCTAGTGATAAAAACGCAAAGTGTTATATAAATTATGAAACAGGTGGTTGGTCTGGAGCAATTGTTTGTTCTAGTGATGCTATCAACGTTCTTCCAAACTGCGTTGGTTATGCTAATGGAAGGTTCAATGAAATTTATAATGAAATGAAAGGTACCACAGGTAGTAAATATCCTTGGTTCAATTGTAATGCTTGTAATTTTATAGCAAGAAGAAATGAAATGTATCCAGAGCTGGAAGTTGGTTCTGAGCCAGTTCCTGGTGCTATTATTGTGTGGACTGGCGGCTGGGGTGATTATGGTCATGTTGCCATAGTTGAACGTATTAATGCCGACGGTTCTATATTTACATCCGAATCCGCATATGGCGGCAGCTTTTTCTATACTGCTACTCGTTATCCCGCCAATCAGTGGGGCATGGGCGGCACATATAAGTTTGCCGGATTCATTTACAACCCAGCAGTTCCAAAGATTCAGCCTGATGTTACACCAGATACTGAAAGAGATGCAAAAAAGAATCAGTTAATTTGTAGGATTCCAGACCTTAGGGTAAGAACTTCCCCAAGTTTAGCTGATGATACTAATATTGTTGATTTATTACCACAAGATTGCTACTATAATTACAGTGAAGTAAAAGTCGCTGATGGTTATGAGTGGTTCAAGATTGCTAATAATCAGTGGTGTGCAAGAGTAGATGAAAATGCTCCCGAAATTCTGCCTTATAACTTATTCCCACCTAAGTATAAAGTAAATGTCACAGAGTACAAAGAAGGAAAGATTGAGACAGATGCTACTGAGGCTTGTGCTTATACTACAGTTCATGTACATGGAGCACCAGCGGCAGGATACACATGCACCAAGATTATGGTAAATGGTAAAGAAGTCAAAGACTCCTTCAAGATGCCGAGAATGGGTAATGTCACTCTTACTGCTGAGTTTAAGCAAGCTACTTATAAAGTGACTTGTCACGAAACATTCTATGGAACACTTGAAACTGATAAGACTTCTGCAAAGATGGGAGAAACAGTAGCAGTTAAGGCAATTCCAGTTGAAGGTTACAGATTAGCAAAGATTTACTCTGAACAGGTTGTAATAGAAGGACATACTTTTGTAATGCCTGCTAAGTCAGTTGAAATTTTTGCTGAATTTGAACCAATTCAAGAACCAAAGTTTAAAATAGGTGAAAAAGTTGTCGTTACTAAAGTTGGTAATGCTATGAGCGATGGTAGCGGCATTAGTACTTTCTATATAGGTCAAGAGTTCCTTGTTACTAATATTGTATGGAAAGCTAACTTCTCATTAGATAAATTCCCTTATCAGTTAAGTGGATATGAAGGAAATGTCATAGGTTACTATGAAGAGTCTGGTATTGATTATCCAAAAGAAATAGACCCTGATGTAGAACATGAGTTCGAAATCGGAGATACAGTTAGAATCAAGGGAAGAGGTAACTCAAAAGCTAATGGCAGCGGCATAACAACATTTGGAATCGGTTGGAAAAAACAGGTTCTTGATTACGTAGCCGGAGCCGCATATCCATATAAGGTAGGAACAGAAAAAGTAACTCAAGGATACTATAAAGAAAAAGATTTAAAAAGAGTTTAAAGAGGTAAAAATGGAAGAACTAGGTTTAGGTTGTCTGCCTGGTAAATTTGATATTAGAGATTATAAAATAAAAAAAGATGTAGCAATGGCAATGCAATATCCCGAATCTTATGAAGCGAAGAGAGGACCTTATCTTAAGAGTCAAGGATCAGTCGGGTCATGCGTTGCACATGCTACATCTGAAATATTAGAATCTCACAGGACAGATGGAGTTAAATTATCTACTAATTTTATTTATGGTATTCATAAAAAACTTTATGGCACAGTAGGGCCAGGAATGTATTTACGTGATGCATGTAATATTGCTCTTCATTATGGTGATCCCGCTTATGAATTATGTCCAGGAAATGTGGAGGTAAATAGGGTTTACGAACTTGCCGAAGAGGCTTTTGCAAAGGAAGACGTGTTGAAGAGTGCCGCATCCAATACCATAGAAAGTTATGCTAAGTTAAAAACGATAGATGACATCAAATTTGCCATTATGAATTACGGACCGGTTCTTGCCGCTGTTGAATGGTACAGTGGTAATAAAGTAAAGGAAGGTAAGTTAATTCAAGATGGAAATAAGAGTGGTGGTCACGCTATCATGTTATACGGTTGGAATAAAGACGGATTTTTAATGCAGAACTCCTGAGGTAAATCTTGGGGCGTCGGCGGCTTATGTATAATTCCTTATGACTACAAGATTAGGGAAGCATATGCTTTAGTGCCGAAGCAGCATAATCCGGAAGATATAGTGATTCCAAAGCGTAGTTTCATACAAGATTTATTCTATGATTTAATTAACGCTTTTATTAATTTCTTTCTTAATATGAAGAAATAGGTGAACAATATGAATGTAAGTGAATATTTAAGACAGACACCGCAGAATACTAATATTAGTGTTTTGAGAAGATTATGGGCTGAAGAAGAAGGTGAAGGTGGCGGTGGTGATGCTGACCAAGACAAACTTTCTGCTAAATACTATAATGTTTGGATTGATTTAAGCGACTTAAGAGATGAAGACCAAGCTGAAGTTGTTGGATTAATGAGAAGGTTTGGAATCATTGTTTATAAAGATGAAATACCTAATGCTATTCATTACATAACAGATCAAGTAGATGAAACACCTTTACCAGATGGTGTTGAACTTCCTGAGGGTTGGTATTGGATTGAGGCGGTTAGTGTAGAAGATGCATCTTCTATCATATTTATAAAAAACGATTATTGCTGAGCAGATTATCAAGAAGAAATACCAGAGCAATATGAAAATTTCTTTATAGATGATAATGGTCGTGGATTATATGTATATGGTGATTCTATAGTTAGACTAACATATCCATCAGAATAAAAAAAGAGAGTGGAACCAACCACTCTCTTTTCTTTTACCATTTTTGCATTTTTCTTTTCTTTATCGGTTTCTTCGTCCAGTATAATTCATGTTTTGCACGAGTGGCGGCGACGTAACTGATTCTACATTCTTCTTCGTATCTCATTGTTGCGTCTACTACTATTACTTTATTTGCTTCAAGTCCTTTTGAAGCATGAATAGTTAATACTTTAACAGTATTATCGTGCATCTTTTGTTGAAGTTCTTTATGACTCAAGTCTGCTTTTTTAAAGGTATCTACGGGAACTTCGTATTTTTTTAGGTAATTATATATTTCATCAACTCTATCGTTTGTTCTTGCGAGTATAAACCAATCTGAATAATTTTCGTCTAAAGTGACTAATCTAACAATTTCTCGTAAATCATACTCTAAAGTTGTTTTATATCCTTTATTTTTAACTATTCCTATTGAATCATCATAATATGGTATACTGCCGCACTCCTTTAATTTTACATCAACTATCCATTTTGCGAAATTGAGGATTTCTTTTGAATTACGGAAGTTTTCTGTTAATTCGTACATTTGTGCTCCGTAACGGGCGGCGGCTCCATAAAATAGGTCAGGTCTACTTCCTTTCCATGCATAAATACATTGCTTTACATCGCCGCAGAGGAAGAAATGCTTTGGTTTGAGCATATCCAAGATAAACTCAAACTGTTCTTCATCTGAATCTTGTGCTTCATCTAAGCACAAATATTCAACAGGTTCTATTACTTCTGGATGTGCTTTGATTAATTGGAATAGTCCATCAAAATTTTCTTGTTCAAGATATTCTTTGGTGTCTATACTATGTGATAAAAGAAGATAGTTTGCATATGCGTGTACAGTAGAACAAAACATACCTTGTGCTTTATCTCCAAGTCTTTCACGCATTTCTTCTCCAGCTTGAACCGTGAATGTGATAGCTACTATATCTTCTGGTTTTGCCCCGTTTTCTAACCAATATTTGATTCTTTCGGTTAATACTGTTGTTTTAGAAGTGCCGGCACTTGCCATTACTGTAATCTTATCTTCTGGGGCGTGTATAATTTTTAACTGTTCTTTGGTTAAGTTCATTGATTCTCCTTACGCTCACCATAATGTGGCGTCTTACTGACCAAAATTGGTTCAGTCTATCCATTTCTTTCATTTAGACCGAATTTTTTACTATCATAAAAATCAATTCAATATTTTTCTCTTTCGCTTAGTTTATCTTTAGGAACTTGTTCAAGTAATTCAAAGGTAAAATTTCATATTCCGTCTTTTTCCATTATGGTATGTAGTAAAGCATGTGAAATAGTGCCGCAGTGGTATGCTGATTTACAATGTTGTTGCCAACGAGACTTTACATCAGTTGATTTTCCTATATATACTTCACCAGTTTTTAGTCTAGTTATTTTGTATATACCACTAGGTGCTCCATCTAATACTCTTTTTATCATTTCATTTACAGGTTTGGAGATATAATTATCATAAATTAGTTTATCTATTAAATCTCTTTTAATAAGTTGCATTTTGATGGAGTCAAGAATTTCTAAGTCATGTTTTGCTGTTTCATCTATATTAATAGTATAAAATGCTTGATTTTCTTGAATTTCTCTATTGCGACGTATTTCTTCATTTATGGCATTTCTTTTTTGTCTTAATTCTGATAATGTTTGTTCTATATTTTCTATTTCTAATGTATATATTTCTTTTGTACTATTAATATTATCATAAAAGACTTGTAATGATTTTACCATTTTATCACTTTCTGATTGTAGTTCGTCTTTTATTTTTTGTTCTTGTTGTGTTTTGTATAATTGTAGTTGTTTTTGTAATATTTCTTCTTCTTTTTGAACTATAGTATCTCGTAATAGTTCTTTTTCCTTAATTGAATTGACTATATTATTTAGTTGTGTTTTATACCTATACTTTTGATTATTATAATCATCTTCAATTTCTTGTATTCTTCTTTGTTTATATTCTTCTATTCAACTTTTATTTTTTCTTCATTTATTTATTAAATTTGCTATTATATAAATAACTATAATAAATCATAATATAAGTAGAATAATATACATATACTTTTCCATTATTTTTACCTATATTCTCTCATTATTTACAATTAATTATATCATTCATTAAAATAAAAGTCAAATTTTCGTTATTTCCGAGAAGCAAACTGAAAATCTATTCAGTCTTTGTCGTTTTTTCAACGGTCGCGGGCTATGAATTTGGGGTTTAATACATCAGAAATTGTGCTGATTTTATCTATCTCCCAAAAAGGAATACAATATAAAGTCATACCATGACTCAAAGCATAAGAAATCTTTTTTCTATCTCTTTCTTGTTGTTGAAGAAGGTCTTCTCTATGTTTTTGATAACGGCTAACCTGTTTATAATGTTGTTCCCCTTGAACTTCTATCAAAATCTTTTTAGAAGGAATATAAAAATCAAACCTCAACTTTCCGCCACCAAGGTCTGAAAAACTTTTCTCTTTTTGTATAGAATATTTTTGTATAAGAATACGAAATATCTTTTCTTCATATTTACTCATTCGCTCACCCAAAATTTGAATTATTGGAAAAATCTTGCTATAATTAAGTAGTAAAAAAGAATAATGTAAACAGATAATTCCTACTTATTTAAGGAAAAATATTTTAAGTAAGAATTATAGGAGATAAAATGGCAGACGTAGAACAAATTAAGGAAAGAATTGTTCAATATGTTATGCATACTCCTGGAAACAGTAATCCTTCTGTTATTAGAACAATGTTGGATTTACTTGCTAGTTCTAGTGGGTCTGAAAACGTTATTGAAGAAATTCAGATTGCGGGTGTTACCATCACACCTGACGAAAACAAAGCTGTCAATATCACCAATATAGATGGTGTTAATATCGGCGGCTCAACAGTAGTCGTAGGGCAGGATGAGCATGGTGATGACATAGTTAAAACTATTAACGAAATCCTCGTAGATATTCCTTCTAAAGAACTTGTTTCTGACGAGAAAGATGGACTTGCTCCAAAGCTACATGGTAATGAAGTTAATTTGTTTGAAGACGGAGATTACGTCTTAGCTATGCGTCATGGTGCTCCAGTATGAGCCTTACTTGATTTCTATGATATAGATGATGATACAATCAATCTATAAAGTTCACTAAATTTTTCTAAATTTACAGTTATTTTTTTAGGAGATTATATTACAAATGGCAAAAGTAAAAGTTACTTATAATGGCAAGACAGTTACTTATGGTGCCGAACATACCTTCTTAACACAAGGTAAGTTAATGGCTTCTGACTTTATTGTCACACCAGAGCAAGATGCTGCTGGTGATATCGAAGCTTTAAGAACTGTTACTCCTACAGAATCTTTACAATCTATCGTTCCTGCTGAAGGTAAGATTGGTATTGGACAAGTAGACGTACTTGCTATTACACCTACATACGTAGGTACTGGCATTCAAAGAAAAGATGCTGCTAGCGTTACTGATGCAGATTGGTCTGGTCAAGCAAGCGGAGATAGCGTAGCTGTTACAGTTACAATCCCTGCTGGTTACTATGAGAATCCAACAACAGTTAGTTACACAGTAGCAAATGTACTTCCAGATGTTGATCCAGATGCTGGTAATGGAAATATTCTTATTGGATATCATGCTTATGATGACCAAGGAAATGAATTAGTTGGTACAATGCCCAATAATGGTGCTTCTAACCTTCAAATTAATAACGAAGCTGGTACAGTTGCTATCGGTGAAGGTTATTACAACGGTCAAGGTATTGTTACAGCAACTCCTGGTTCTATTAAGTCTGGTGCAGCTACAATTGCAGACCCAGTATTCTCTGCTGATCACTTCGAACAAGCAGTTTCTATCGATGCTCCTTCCGTAGAAGCAACAGGTTACATTTCTGGCACAGTTGGAACAAAAGCTGGAAACAACGTTACAGCAAAATCTTTAGACGTTATTGAAATTGGTGCTGTTATTGAAGATGCTACTCTTACAGTTAAACCAGTCATCCATAAACAAGCAGTAAGTGGTGCTATTGATGCTGCAGCTGGCGAAGCTGTTTCCGCAGTTAAAGCTGGAAAACCATTCGTAGCAGTTGATACTGCTGCTATATCTAGTTCAACTAATGTTAGTGTTGGAGTTACTAAAGCTGGTTATGGTAACGCAGAGCACTTCGAAGGTGGTGCTGTTCAGAGCATTGCAGCAGGTGCACAAGCTGCTGATATGGCTTACATTCCTATTAAGGAAGGTGCTTACAGTGCTGCAGGTACAGCATCTGGTGTTATCACACTTAATGCTCCAAGCTGGAATAGCACAAATGAAAATTATGATTATTCTGCAAGCGATTCTATCACAGGTACAGCAACTGCAACAGTTGGTACTGCTGGTTGGTTAGAAGCTGGTAGTGCAACTGGTAATATTACTGGTAGTGCTTCTAAGGCTGGTGTCTTAAATAGACTTGCTGTTACAGTAAGTGCAGAAGATAAAGCCTTAACACCTGCAATTTCTAGAGAAGCTTTCACAATCGCAAACGTAAGCGATGCTGCAAGTGGTGCCGCAGTTACAACTGCTCCTACAACTGGTGTTTACGTAAAGATTAAGTCTGCTGCAGGTAGTGCAGTAGCTCAGGCTTCCGCAACAGCTGGTGAAGGTTACAGTGATGGTCAAGCAGGTCACTACAGTGTAAGTGGTGCACAAGCTAACTTCACAATGAACGCTTCTGCTGATACATATGTTCCTATTACAGAAGTTGCTCTTGCAACTCCAGCATTAACTGGTGCAGCTAACTCTAATGCAACTGCTCCAGCACTCAACATCGGAACAGTCGCAGAAAACGCTGTATGGAGAATTACCGCTACAGAAACACAGGCTGAAGGATGGACAAAGGGTACAGAAACTGCACACGTTGATATCCCAGTCTTCGTAGGTGAATTCGCATAAACTAATTAACTTTTTAAATAAAAAGGAGATAACATGGCTCAAAGAGGTGAAACAGTTACCTATGGTGGAAAGACATATACTTATGTCCAAACAAAAATAAACTATAATGGTAACTCAGTTACATACGCCGGCAGTAAGACTCTTCCTACTGCCGGCAGAGTCATGTCAACAGACATGACCGTAGAGCCGCTGGCTCAATTAGAAGAAGTCACACTTACTTCTAATCAAACTATTGTATATAATGGCGAAGGCGACGGTTGAAATAAAGTGACTGTAGCTGTGCCTTCAGATATAAATAACGAATCAAGAGAAGCTAATCCATCTTTGACCGACCAAACAATTTCCCCAAGTTCGGCAGAGTACTCTGGATTATCTTCAGTAAAAATTAATAAAGTAATTGTTGATGGATTAACTGCCGATAAAGTTGTTTCTGGACATACAGTAAGCGTCGGATTCACAGGTTCTCCTTCTGGTCTTGTAGAAATCACTGGAAGTTTTGGCTCTGATGCTAGTGCCACTCCCGGTGATTTGTTATATGGAAAGAGTGCTTATACAGCAGATGGAAAGATTGAAGGTCAAATTGAGACTAAGACTTCTTCCAATGTTAGTGCAAATGGTCCGACAGTTAATATTCCAGTAGGATATTATCCAAGTGGAGCAGTTTATACAATTGATAGTGCACCACATAATGCACCAAGTATTAGTGTAGATAATTCAGGATTAGTCAAGGCTGTTCATACACAGGCGGCCGGCTATGTAAGTGCTGGTTCTGTTACTAATACAATGCAGTTAAGTACAGAAGCAGAAAAAACAGTTACACCTACTACTTCAGAGCAATTAGTAGTTGGAGAACATAAGTATACTTTAGGAGATATTAAAGTTGCTCCAATTCCGGCTCAGTATGTAGTTCCTTCTGGTACATTACCTATTGTGGATAATGGTACTTATCCCGTTGGTCAATATGCTAACGTAGAAGTTAATGTTCCGGTTGGTGAAACAATTAATAATCAGAACAAGAGTGTTACTATGGGTCGTCCATCAGTTACTGTGACAGCAGATGCGGGTTATACGGGCTTAGGTACCGTAGAAGTTAGTGCTCCTACTGCTAGTATTGTAGCCTCCGGCGGCGACATTAATTGCGAAGTACAAGGTATAGATTTTGCTACTTGAGACCCAGATGGTATTTGAACTGGTAATAATTATGATACACATGGTATACCTATAGATTTAAAGGCTTATGTCCAAGTATCTAGAGGTGATGTTGTATACAATCAAAATGTAAATGGTTGAGTTGTAGAATCTACTAATGATGTAATTTTATCTAATACCAGTACGTCTACAAATAGCATAGCTCCTACTTTTTACTTAACTAAAGTAAATATTCCTTATGGAAAAACTTTCACAGCTAATGCTACAGATGGAACATTAGTTGTTGATACCGATGCCGGTGAAGGAAATGTACAAATAGAACATTCTGAAGTATCAATAGGAGGTACGTTAGTTACTAATTCAAGTGGTAATTTAATAACTGCATCTTTACCAGCACCATCAATAACACAAAGTGGAAATACTGTTACTGCTCAAGTTAATTTAACAGATAGTGGTTGAATTACACCTGGCATTGCAACTGCTTCATTTACGGTGTCTGGTGATACACCAACTTTTACAAACATTGGAACAGCTACAACAAATGTTTCTGGTGCCTACGTAACAAGCGGCAGCAATTATTATGTCAATAGTATTACAGTACCTTCCGGCAAGACAATTACTATTACAAATAATGGTACTGCTAACATCAACGGCGGCAATGTTGATAAAGGAATTCAATTAAATGGTCGTACTGCAATAGTTGATAGATATACTGTTACAGACTCTAATGGTGATTTATTAGTTCCAACTTATAATTCTACTACTAAAGCATTAAATTATCCAACAACATGGACTTCTGCTTCTGGATCTACTAGTACATATCCAACTCTTTCTGGTGAGGTAACTACAATAAATGGTTTAGCTGTTAAAGATACTAATGCCGTTACAGGTTCAGGTACAGCAGCAGCTAGCACATATAGCTACAATCTTGCTAAAATTTCTTCAAGTAAAGTATTATCTAATGGTGCACATGTTACTATTTCTGAAAATGCTCCTTCTGGTGGATCAAGTGGAGATATTTGGTTCGAAATTGCGTAGGAGGTAGAAAATGGCAACATATAGTGGTACAAGTAGATTAGGTACTTTTAATGTAGTTATAAACACTACATCATCATCAATTACCGTCACTGCCACAAGTGATTCTCCCCATCAATTTGCGATGAGGGTTGCTGGTCAAACCTACTCTGAACCTGGAGAAACTGCTAATTTTTCACATACTTTTAGTGGATTACAATCTAATACGGGATATTCTGCTGAAATTTGGACTTCTGGTGGAGATAGTTATACAAATTTAGTACCAACAGAAGGTTCTAGTGGCGGTGGCGGCCAGGGTGGTAGTGCTGGTGGTGCTGGCGACTTAGGTGAAAAAATTACTACTTTCAATTGGAACTCTACCAATTGATGAACTGCAAGGACTGTATGAGCTGAAGAGCATGGTACTGGAGAATTTAATGATTATGGTGGTAGACATGATGACCCAGGTTATGCAATTGTTCCTGGCTATTCTATAGATAAAGGTTGAGTAAGTCCTTCTGGAACATATGATAAAAAGCAAGGTGTTCTTTATGCTAAATCTACTTCAGGTGCAGATTTAGCCGCTGTTACTGTAACAGATTCAGAAGTTACTATCAATCTTACTACTAGGGCAAGAAGCAGACTATATGCTAATTTCCCTTGGCATGGTATGAGAGTAGTATATGAAGATGATGATGGTAATGAAGTTACATACTTTGACAATAAAACTAGTCAATCAGGATTAACTAATTCCAATAGTAGTTGGTCTGGTAATATAACTGATGCTTATTGGTGCCCATTAACTACAGCTTGGTCTAATGTTCCCGTTTCAATACCTTATAAGAGAGGTGAAACAGATAAAGTTAGAAAAATAAAAGTTCAGTTATATGGTGATATTGGTGGTTTTATTTCAACCTCTCAAGGCACTAAAGAATTTAGAACTTTCGTAAATACTTTGCAGATAAATGTTACAGTGCCGGCCATCGAAGGTTACAGAATTTCAGTTAATACTGATGGACATGGTTCTGCTACTGTTACAGATGGAACTACAACAGATACTTCAATTGTAGTACGTCAAAATACAAGTGTGACATGTTCTGCTACACCTCAAACAGATTATATTTTTTCTGGTTGGTACAATAATTCAACAGATGCTTTAGTATCTACAAATAATCCATACACCTTTAATGCTTCAGCAAATCTAGATTTAATAGCTAAGTTCATCGAAGATCCTACAGATAAAGCTGTATATCTTAATGAATTACAAACTACAAAACGTTCTTATCAATTAAGAACTAAAAATGGTGTTAAAGGAACCGCAACTTCTGGTAAGTCTATTTGGTCTACAAGTGATACAGTTGCGAATGGATTTAATATTAATTATACAACAAATAATATTCATCAAGGAGATAGTAGTAGTACTGCTTCTTATGGAGATATTCTAATCTCATCTAATGGAAAAGTATTTGTATATTATGATTTTGAAGATGCTTGGGAAGAAGTTAATGTATGAGTAAATCATAATGGAACTTGGAAACAAGCAAATTTACATTATAATAATAATGGAACTTGAGTCCAAGGAAATTAAACAACCGCGGCGTCTCTTATACAAAGGGACGCCGCTAAAAATAAACTTTAAGGAGAAATAAAATGCCAAAAGTAACAGTCAATTATAATGGTGTTACAAAAGAGTATACGACAGAGCAGACACTAGCTACTGACGGTCATATTATGGCTGGTGACATGACATTAACTCCAGGTCTTACTAGTGATGAATCAGCAATTATGAGCGGTGGTAATGCTGCCGCGGCTGATATTAGAAATGGTAAAACCGCATATGTTCAAGGTAGTAAGATAACAGGTACTATGCCAGACGCCACAGTGCGAGAAAATGCTGGTGCTGTAAGTGGTACAACATTTACTCAAGGAACAGTTAGTGTACCGACAGCTGGCTATGTGACATCAGGCACAAAAGTAAGTGGTGCTACTTTTAAGAATAGTGCTACTAATGGAGTTACATACAAGGATATCAGTGGCACAGCCGCGGCACCTATACTTGTGTCCGGTGATGCTCTTTACATAAATAAAGGTTATACAGATAACGTAAAAATTAGTTTAGCACGCTTAGTACCTGATGATGTTAGTTCCCCAACAGCAATTCAGGGCGGTATGCTACAAAACATTAGTGCATATGATGCTAATGGTAATAAAGTTACAGGTAATATAGGAACTACAAGTAGAACTGCTGGTGCAGGTACAGTTACATTAACTAAAGGTGCCGGTAGTGTATCAGTTACAGGTTCTAACATCTCTCTTACAAATGTTACAACAGCACCAACACAAGGTTATTGGATTACTGCTACTGGTTCTGGTACTGTTAGTGGTGTTGGTTCTGGTCAGGTAAGCACTGGCACAGGCTACATTACAGAGGGAACAACAAGTTCAAATAATTCTGAAACAGCTTCTCTGAGTTCTAATACAGCAACAAAATATTATACACTGCCAGCAGGTGGTTGCACAGTAGCTGGTGGTGGTTTAACTAAAGGAGACGCTTCCGGTGGTGGATTATCTGGTGGTGCTTTATCTGGTGGTGGATTATCAGGCGGCGGCTTAACAGCTGGTGCTGGTGAAGTTTCTGTTACTGCTCCAACAGTTACTCCTACAATTGGAGGTAGTGGTGTAGGTTCCACAGCTACAACTAGCTATGGCGTTACTACTACAAAACCTAGTGGTACTGATGGTACTAACTATTTTACATTTGACCCAAATGCAACAAAAGTTGATGGTAGTGCAAAAGGTAGAGGTTCAGTTAATAGAGCAGCAGTTACAAGAGCAAAAATAGATAGAGCAGCAGTAAACAGAGCTGCTTTCTCTCAAACAGTAACTAGAGCTAATATTACAGATGCTCATACTGCCGGATATATTTCTGCTAAAACTGCTACTACTGTAATTTCTGCAACTAGTGCAACAGTTACATTAGATGCAGATTCCATTGCAGCAGCTTCTATCGCGGCAGATAGTACAACTATTGGTGCTACTTCTGCTACTTCTAATTGGTCAAGTGATGCAGCTATTACGCCTAATATTACATCAGGTACTAATTACTACATTCCAATTGTTACAGCTAGTGCAACTAATGGTACTGCTAGTGCTACTGCAACAGCTACAATTACAACACAACCAAGTGCTAGTGCTTCTATGACTCGCACAGGTAATATTGGTACAACTACTGCACCAGGTAGCGGCACAGCAGGAACTGATTACTGGGTATTTGAATCCAGTGCATCTGCTAATTCCGGTGTAGTTACTGCTTCATCTAGTGCTTCTGCTACTGGTGGTAATGCAAGTGTTGGAAAAGGTATTACTAGTGGAGCTAGTGCAACTGGTAATAATGCAAGTACAGGTAATAAATCTGCTACTACTACTGCACAGACAGCAAGTGATAGTTCAAAAGTTTATATTACTAAAGCAGCAATTACAACTAATTTAAGTTCATTACCAAGCGGCGGTACTTCTTCGGGAACAATTAATAGAGGAACATATATTAAAGTTGGAGCAGGTTATAATGCTTCTGATAAATATTATCTTGCTCAAGGAGATGCTCATAGTACTTATACACCAAGCAGTACTTATTTCCAAACAAGTACAAGTGGTGCAGTGAGTGCGGCAGTAATTACTGCAAATAAATATACAACAAGTAATTACTATGTGAAAGCAGGTAGTGTTGGTGAAAATGGTGTATCACAAGTAGTTGGTACAACTACAACTGCTGCGACTGCCCTAACAATTTCTACACCGACTGCATCGGCAATCAGAGTATCAGCTTCAGGCAGTTGTGTTGTTGGTACTGGTTGGGTTACAGGAGCAACAAAGACTGGTTCATCAGTTACAGATATTCCAATCTATCATTTACCTGCATAAAAGGAGAAAAAATAAAAAATGGCAATTAATGTTACGTATGGAACAGAAACTGCCTCTATTGCCAACGGTAGTACACTTACTACCGCTGGCAAAGTTATGGCAAAAGATTTAACAATTACGGTACCAACAGTTAATCCGGCTTTTGATGGTGGAGGAGTGACGATTGAAGATACCGATATGGCTATAGTTGCTGCTAATGCATCAGTAACAACTACCAATACTAGTGGTGTTGCAGTTACGTCAGATGTAGACGCTTATATAGTAACATCACCTGTTTTATATAACGGGGCGGTAGACGGATACGTTTCTAAACCAGATAATGCTACAGCTTTACCAGGATGAGATATAGGTGATTATACTCCAATCGGTACTATGACCCGATATGTAGATAATATAACTGTTCCTACCGAAAAAACACTTACAGTTACTACTCTAACTGGTAGATTAAATGTTTCAGCTGGAGCTGGTTCATTATATAGAACGGGTAAGATTGGAACTACATATATTAACGGAACAGCTGCTGGAGATAAAGTAGTGGTAGCTGGAGATAAAGTTTCGGTCGATGGAACTATAGTAACTGATTCAGATTGAAATCTAAAGACAGCTAACCCAGCATTTACAGGTGGAGATGCTTCTGCTACTGCTGACTTCTCTCATACTGAAACTAATGTAACAATTAGTGATATTGATACTGGTATTTCTATTCAGCCAAATATTTCTGTAGATTATAGTCGAGCTTCCGTTCTATATAATGGAGCTGTTAATGGCTGAGTAAATAAAGCCAATAATGATGTAGCTATGGAAGCTGAAACTTATATGCCAGAAATGGGTTTCTATGACCCTATTTATATTTCTGGTGTCACAGTTCCATCCGGTAAGACCTTCACCGTTAATAGTCTAGCCGGTAGATTAAATGTTAATGCTGGTAGTGGTAGTTTATATAGACTGAATACATCTGGATATAACTATATTAACGGTACTTCCGCGGGTAATCGTACTGTTTATACTGATACTAAAGGTGTAACTGTAGATGGAGTCAAGGTAACTGACACAAACTGGGATCTGCTTACGGCTAACCCGGCTTTTGATGGCGGAGCGATTAGTTTAAGTGGTAGTGCTACTTATACCAGTACGAATGTAACAGCTAGTAGCAGCAATACTTCGGGTATTTCAATAGTACCTAGTGCTAACATAATACCTACTAGAGCTTCAGTATTATATAACGGAGCTGTAGCCGGCTGAGTAAGTAAAGCTGATAATACAGTAGCTTTAAGTGCTGATACGGGTACTTCTATACCTTATACTGGTAGTACAGTATATATAACTGGTGTTTCTGTACCTTCAGGCAAAACATTCACTGTTAATGGTGGTGGAGATAAAGGCGTAAAAGTAGAATACAAAAAAGTTACAGTTGATACTTTCCCAGTAACAAACAGTAATGGTGACTTATTATTACCTTCTTATAATTCTACAACTAAGGTTTTAACTTACCCAATGGTTGAGGTATTTACAAGTCCAACTACAACTTATACTGCCACAGTTACAGGTAATGTTACTAGTATAAATGGTATGACAATAAAGGATAATACCGGTGCCGTTACTGGTAGTGGTACAGCTCCAAGTAATGCTACTTATGGCTACTATTTAGCAAAGTGAACTTCTGCTTCAGCATTAGGTACAGGATCAAAAGTTACAATGTCAACTAGTGCTCCATCAGGCGGTTCAAATGGCGATATTTGATATCAAATTTTATAGATAGCGAAATAATTATATAAACATTAATTTTGATTATTATACTATCTTATGGGAGATAAGATATAAATGAATAGTGTTCAAGGAACATTTACTGTTACCTGGTCGGTAACAGCATCATCTGTAACATTAAATATAAGTAAAAGTGGTCAAGGTGATTATTTTACAGCTCAATTAACTACCCTTAAAAATTCTGGAGATTCAGTTAATACTTGGAATCCACAATGGACTGGTCTACAATCTGATACTATATATTCATGTTACGTAAGATGTAGAAATGGAGACTCTGCCGCCTTCCAAGTACAGACCTCTGCAGGAGGTGGATCTGGCGGAGGTGGTAGCACAGCTACTACAGACATTGGAGATCAAACTACTACATTAGCTTGGTCAAAAGGTTCAACACTATGAGCTGATGAAAACCATGCCGCCGGAGCTTCTAAAGACTCATATACTGGTTATTGGCATGGCTCTGCAAAAGCAGTAGTTCCAGGTTATAGCTGGCAAATTGGTTATATAGCTCAAGATGGTTGAACTGTAGATCATGGATATGTATATGCTAAATCTACTGTAGGAGCCTATTGTGAAGATTATGTTGAGAATGATGATAATACAGTTACTTATACTTTAACTACGAGAGTTAGAAGTAGGTTGTATCAGAATTATCCCTGGCACGGTATTAAGGTTACATATGTTGATGATAGTGGTACAACCCAGACAAAATTACAAAGTGTAGCTAACTTCCAAAGCGGTGTATTTAATAATGGTTTATCCGGTTCAGCTAGTTCAACTTGGAGCTTTCTTTCATGTACTAGCGGTTGGGCAAATCAAAGTTTTAGTTTAACTTTTACACGGGGTGCCACAGCAGTAAACAGAAGTTGTACTATCCAATTAAGTAATATTGGTGGTACACCAAGTAATAACTCAAATACTATTAATAAGTTTACTAATACCTTGGTAGTAACATTACCAGTTCCAGCAAGCCCAGTTTCTACAATTACGGCAGCTACAGAATCCTCTACAAGGGGTACGGCTAAAGTAAATAATACTTCTAGTGTAACTGTTCAGAATGGAACTGTCGTCACTTTTAGTGCTACGGCTAACACTGGTTGAGGATTTACTGGTTGGTATAATGGATCCACTCTGGTATCTCAAAGTAACCCATATTCTCATACAGCTAATGGAAATATTACATTAACTGCTCATTTTGAAGATATTACTCCAAAAGTAAGTTATCTTATAGAGCATGTTACAAATAAGGCATATGCATTAAGAGATGGTACACTTGCTCATGGTAGTGGAACAACTAATAGAATGGCTAGATGGAGTGCTGCTGATACATTAAATGCTGCACCAATAATTACTGGAGCTACTACAGTACCAACTAGTTTGACTAATGGTTATGTAACTGCTGTTAATAATGAAAGCAGTCATAGTTCCACTACATATGTTAATAATACTAGCTGGCAATATGGTCCACAAGCCGACTATGGTGGAGGTGACCTTATTAGAGCTTCTATTAGAGTTGTATTCCAAAGGGAAACAGCTACGACTATAACTTATAGAGTATATTCTTCATTATCACATAAATGTTATTATGTAAATGCTTCTGGCGGAATAACTTGGAGATATTTAGAAAATGGCGTTAATAAAACACCATATAAAAATAATCCAAATTTATCATCTTCAGATTTTGTATATAATAACTATACTAGTGATAGTGGTTGGAGTTATTGGGCAAAAGGTAATGGAAGTGCATGGTATGATGTTATAGATAATGTTAATAATGCTAGTGCTCCATTGCCGGCTACAAGCAGTGCTTCTCCTTGTAATTTCTATAAGGATGTTACTATAAGTAAAACTGCGGCGGCTCAAACTTTTACTTTTAGCACTTACGTAGCTACTACATATAGCAGTCAGACATCTACTGCTACAGTAACAGTTACTATCCCACCTTTAGGTTACACAGTCGCAGTGGGTTATAGCAGTAGTGTTAAAAAGGGAAGACCGTATGTAAAATATAATAATGCTTGGCATGATGCTATCATGTGGGTTAAGGTTAATGGCACTTGAATTAAGGGTCATTATTATTAATAAAAATTGAAAATTCCCAAATTTTCTGTTATAATAAAATCAGAAAATAAGGAGATTACATATATGAATAAAATTTGTGTATACGCAATAGCAAAGAACGAATCAGAAAACGTAGAAAAATGACTTGAGTCAATGTCCGAAGCCGACTACATAGTCGTTCTCGATACTGGCTCAACTGATGGTACTCTGGAGTTGTTACAAAACGACCCCAGAGTTACTTGCGTTGGACAACAAATCATTGACCCGTGGCGTTTTGACGTCGCCCGCAATGAAAGTATGAAATTATGTCCTGACGATGCAAATATTCTTGTAAGCACTGACTTCGATGAATTATTTGAACCTGGCTGGGCAGACAAAATGCGTGAATTATGGATTGAAGGCGAAACCACTCGTCTACATTATACATATGCTTGGTCTCATAACGATTTAGGTGAGCCGCAAGATGTGTTTATGTATGACAAAGCTCATACCAGAGATTATCATTGAATTTTTCCAGTCCACGAAGTTCTTTATCCAATTCACCCCGAAGATTTTGTAGAAAATGCCGCTGAAGCAGGTCAATCTATTTATCTTCATCACTATCAAGATAAAGATAAAGAAAGAAAGTATTACTTTGATTTACTTGAACTTGCAGTAGAGGAAAATCCAGGCAATTCCCATGTCCGTATGCTTTTAGCTCGTGAATATTTTCTGAAAAAAGATTACGAAAAAGCATATTCTGAATATTTGGAGTGCTTAAATCTGCCAGAGATTCGTCTGCCGCATCGTAAACTTGTTTTACTTGAAACAATTGGTAAATTAGGTGATTTATGTGCTTTAGAAAAAGATTATGATAAGGCTATTGAATATTATAATCTTTTTATACAAGAAGATAAGACATACAGAGAACCATATTTCTGTATAGGAGAAATCTATAATCAAAGAGGTATGTATGCTATGGCAAAAGCTATAGTAGAACTTGGCATAAAAGAGAGTTATCAGCACTTTGATTGGGTAGAAAGAAAAGATAATTGGCTCTATAAAGCATATGATATTCTTTCTGTATCAGAATATTACCTTGGAGATTTAGATAAAGCAGTTGCTTATGGAAGCGTATCAGCGAGACATAATCCAAATGATTTAAGAATACTGAAAAACTATATAGTTTTTCTTGAAGATAAATTAAAAACTTTTGAGCCAAAAAAAGAAGAGGACGAATAAGTCCTCTTTTTTTATTACAGATTTTCAAGTTGTGACCATTCACATTCTTTCCAGAGTTTATCTTCTCTGAATTGAATCATCTTAGCATGACGTAATGCTTTCGTATCTTCTTCTACTTGCATTGCCGACACTTCTATTACTTTTCCTTTATAAGCGGTTGGATTTGCTTTTATTTCGTCAGCTAAACCGCTTAGATATCCAATCGGAACCACTTTATCGTCTTTGACTAATCCAATCTCTAGACTGCCGCACCACTTATAATAATATGGTTTAGTAACTGGCATAACAGGTTCGCCTTCCATATACTCTCTGTAGTAGCTTTGTATTGGCAATCTATCGTCTGATATTGGATTTACCCAATACTGCCAATTTTTGAGTTCTTTACCAGTATAATTTTTTGTAGGAGCTGTGCCGCGTCCCGTGAAGAAACAGTCAATTGTATCAGCTATCTCTTTTTTAATTTTGATACTGACACGAGCCGGAGTGCGTTTTTGATATACAATTGCGTCTTTACGCATGATTACCATACCCTCGCGGCCTTCTGCTAAATATTCTGCAAGCTTATCCCATAATTCTTGTCCTTCGTATGGTTCAGCATAATCCACATACTGGCAAGGATATGCTCTCCAATAGCTATTGAGCAATTCAACTCTATCCTCGTAGTGAGTATTCAGTAATGATTTACCCTGATCCGCAATTACATCAAAAACATGAAAATACAAAGGTGTTTTGACCTGTCTAGAGATCGCTTTTGCCTGTAAACAGCCTAAGATAGATGTTACATTTTTACTCCCCTCTTTACCTGGCAAATAAGCCTCGCACAACAGGCATGTACCTAAAGGCAGCTCGGACATCCACTCATGAATTTGTGGTACCCACTCATATTTGTCTACGACTTCACCCTTTACATTGCGGGAGCGGGCTATCATAAAGCAATTGCCATCTTCATCTTTAACAAGTCTTTGATAATATCCATCAACTTTAAGAGTACCGATATACTCACCACTAAAAATGGCATTTCGTACAGTATCTTTTTTGGTGGTCTGAGACGTAGAGGAGCTAAACGACCAATATTTCATTGGCTCCAACTCTACAAAATCAATTCCATCTATATATCCTTTCATTATTCTCCTTTCAAGAAAGTGTCACAAAAATCTTTTACTTTTTCTTTTAGTTCTTCTAAAGTACCATCATTATCTATATAACATTCATAGTCGTAATTATATACGTTGGCATCTGCATGGTTGCTCTGTTCGTTGTTTTCAACGGACGGCCGCCTTATACATAATGTGATTGCGTCATAATAATCAACATATCTTTGAATCTCTTCAGGTTCTCTTGTGTGTATAAATAAAGTTGCATGCGGGAACGCTGAAGCCCAGGCATCTATCAACTTATCATTATATTTCCAAATCAAATCACCATGCGTGGTAAAGAAATCCTTACAATCACTTAACCATTTACGAGCTTCTGGTGTTTTTTCTCCGTTTCAACCAAATGTTCTATATACTGTTTTTACTACATCAACTGTACTGATTTGACCACTATGGTTATCTAAGTAATCAATGCACATTTGTACCACAGTATCCTTTCCAGATGTTGGTTTACCATTTACTACTACAATATTCATTATTTTATTAAACTCCTTGAGATTTCTTGTACAATCCCGTCTACTACACAATTCCATTTATCTCCAGCGTGACCTTTTACTTTACTAAAAGTGAAATTTGCTGTTATAAAAAATGGAATTAACTTTTTCCATAAATCAATATTTTTAACTATTCCATTATTGGAAGTAGTCCAACTGTTTCTTAACCATTTTTCGTACCATTTTTGACTATAACAGTTAATTACATAAGCACTGTCGCTATAAATAATAATATCAGTAAAAGAATCATACTTCTCTTTTGCCCATTGACATGCTTCTATAATAGCTTGAAGTTCCATTCGTTGATTTGTTGTACCCTCAACGCCTTCTGCTTCACGATGAATAATTTTTTCATCTTCTATTGCTACGAAACCCCAGGCTCCGACCGCATCTTCACTTCCATTTTTTCTTGTGCTACCATCTGTATAAATTTTAATCATTGTAATATTCGTTATAAATTTCTTCAAAAATTGTTTCGTCTTTTTCAAAGCCGGCGGCTATCTGCTTTAGAAATGTGTTAGGAATAACATTCGGTTTTTTCGTAAGTTTTTCATACTGAATATGGAACTTACCCTTTTTTCTCCTCCATTCCATTTTAACCTTTTCTATCCAATTATAATACAATTGAATTTTAATACCAAAGCATGCTTGTGTATACTCTAGCATTTTCCACATAAAAGGACTAATAGAACTTTCGCTCATAATTCCTATGTATCCATCTTCTTTATATTTTTCAACTAAAGAAGTCATACAAGCAGCAACTATAGTATCGTATAAATGATATTTCTCATTGTACTCCATAATATTTTCTCCTTTTTCAACTTTATTTATATTATATCATTATTTCGCCCAAAAAGCAATTTTACCAAATTTTTTAGAATTTGATTTTTCTCGTAAAATTTATTATAATCGCGTGCACGCACACGCGTAATATATAAAGGAAGAAATTTTACGGTAAAAGCATTTTTTAGTAGTAAATAATCAGTTTTGTTACTTTTAAATGGAAGGTATTACTATATATTTGGAGAATAAAATGAGTATTAAGGATATAATCGAGGGTTTGCAGCTACTCCAGATGTTGGACATAGCAAGACCACTTTTAGTCATATTTGTCATTTGGACAATTGGCTTTATTAAAGTTGATGGCGAGAAATTATGAGCCAGACTTTTAAAGAAAATAGGAGAAGATATCAACTGAAAGGTTCTTAAAGAAGTTGATAAATTAGATAAGAAACTTGATTCTCACATTGAGGAAAGTGAAGTAAAAGAGATGCGTGAGATTCGTAGCAAGATCATTAGGTTTGCAGACGAGATCTACCAAGGACGTGTTCATACTAAAGAACATTTTGAAGAAATGCTAAAGATGACTAATAATTATAAAAATTATTCTGAGACGCATCCGAACTTTCCAAATAATCAAGCTGAGCTTAGCATACAAAAAATTGAGGAAGATTACAAAGATGGAAAATTTGTAATTGAAACTGTTAAAGCGGTGGAGAAGTAGAAAAGAGTATTCTTAATACTCTTTTTTTATTTGCTTTTTTCTGAAAATTTTGATATACTTAATGTAGAATGAGTTAAGAGGTAAGAAAATGGCAAATAAAATTACTAATGAAGATATCATTAATATAAACAAAGTTTATCTAAAATTAGGTACGTATGCAGCCGCAGCCCGTGAATTAGGGTTTTCGGCAGGTACAATAAAGAAATACATTATTCCTGGTTTTAAGTATGTAGATGAATCAGATATTCAGCCTTTTGACCCTTCTTCTCTTCAAGACTTTGACCCTTCAGAATTTGATGAAGTGGAAGACTTCGGAGATATCTGCGAATTTTCCGAAGAAGAAACAGCTGAAGTACAAGATTTATGGAAGGAATTAATACTATAATGAAGATTTATTTTTACATTGATAGTTGTATGCAACCGAATAAATATATGGTTTTTTTAAATCATAAAGAAATAGGTACACATCGCCTAAAAGGTTCGTATAATGTATTGATGGCCCGCCTTATGCATCTTTCTTATCCTCAATATTGTAGGATGTGTAGAGATATGTATCACGGTGAAATAGTAGGTAAAAATCACAAATACCCAGTAGTGTACTTCAATAACAGAACAGATGCACAAGATCTTGTGAATGAACTTAATAGAAGAATGGATATATTGAAAAGAGGTTAGAATGGTTTATAGACTAATTTTGGAGAAGTTAGAGAAACATGCGGCACCCATATATGTTGAATGGGAAACAGATACGGATGATATGCGTTCGATAATCATGACTTTATCACATCGTTTACAGGAAAGGATAGACTAATGGACAAAGAATTTGAAAGAAGCCTAATTAAGTTCATCAATATTCTTAGTTATCATTTTGAAGATGAATTTAAGGATATGCCAGTAGGTACAAAAGTAATCGTAGATGAAAAAGGTAAAATTGTCCCAACCGAAGACGCAAACTTTCTTGATATGGTAGTTGAATGTCCAGTTTGCGGCACTCATCACCTAATTATGGATGCCTGCGGCAAGTGTGGTTGGGAAATTAATCAGTCTATAACTGACCCAGACGCTTATGACGAATGGAACTTCGGTTCTATGAATGACTACAAAAAAATTTATAAAAAAATAGAGAATATGAGGATGTTACATGGAATTGATTACAGTCATGGCTTTGCTGCCGGTTATGAGGAAGGTTACGAGATGGGCACGCAGGCTGCTAAGGAAAATAGTACACTGGACGTCAAACTTCCTTAAACAAATCATTCAATTTTTATCTGTTTACGAGAACCGTGAAAATTTGAAAAAAATTTGTCTTTGGAGTATTATATTTATAATAACATTTGTTCCTTATTTTACTTCAAATCAGCGAGTTTCCTCTGAAGATTATCAAGAAGATATATCGCATAATATGAGTATAGATACCGAAGATTTGGAACCTGTAGAAGAAATTGAATATAATGTTAGTATAATTTTAGATGATTGTACTAAATATATTTGGGAGAATTTTCACGGATATTATACTATTAATCGAATATCTTATAGACACAATGTCATAAATATTTGGGTATATTCTAATGATTATAGATGTAGTTGGTATGACTTAAAGTCTATAGGAGACCACGTCAAACAAACTATGCCAGATTGTTTTGTAGTTGTTATCTATAATTATCCAAATAGATTACTATATAGCGTACTTGACTATGCTATATAGTCATTTAGCCGTTTAGCCAAGCGGAAAGGCAACGGGTTTTGATCCCGTGACGCATAGGTTCAAATCCTATAACGGCTGCCATGCAGATGTAGTTCAACGGTAGAATGTCTGCCTTCCAAGCAGAAGATATGGGTTCGATTCCCATTATTTGCTCCATTCAAATTTTGATTTTTTTAAAAACATTTTATATAATTAAATCACAATTTAAGTTCGGGTACCCAAGAGGTTTAAGGGAGCAGGCTGCAACCCTGTTATTCGTCAGTTCGAATCTGACCCCGTACTCCACGTGCCACCTTCAACAGAAGGTCAGAGAAAGTTAGCTTAGGCAACTCGTACTAGCGGCGTGCTAGGCGTTTTCTGGTAGTTTCGTACTTCTTACAATAAAAAGTATTATATACTTCGTTAGTATAATGGTATTACAGTTGACTCTTAATCAACGAGATGTGGGTTCAAGTCCCATGCGGAGTACCATATATCTCTATAGTTCAACGGACTAGAACAAGGGTCTTCTAAACCCTAAATGAAGGTTCGATTCCTTCTAGGGATACCAATTTTATATGGGGAGATACCCAAGTGGCTAAAGGGAACGGGCCGTAACCCCGCTGTCTAAGACTTCGTTAGTTCAAATCTAACTCTCCTCACCATTTTCGGGGTGTAGCTCAGTTTGGTAGAGCACCTGCTTTGGGAGCAGGGTGCCGAAGGTTCAAATCCTTCTACTCCGACCACATATAGTACCATAGCTCAGTTGGTTAGAGCGTTCGCCTGATAAGCGAAAGGTCGGTTGTTCAAGTCAACTTGGTACTACCAATATACCTGGGTAGTGTAACGGCAGCACAGCAGTCTCCAAAACTGTTAGGTGAGAGTTCGAATCTTTCCCTGGGTGCCATTAAAAGAATATGGTTTAGTCCTCATGCACCGAATGGACTGGGCAGTATAAAAACGCTAACTCTTTCAATCAAAGGACAAGAGGAAATAAGTCTCCGAAGTTTTGTATAGATGCGGAAGGATACGGAAGGTGGGCCTCTATATTCTTTTATTTTTTGGGGAGATAAGCCTAATGGTAAGGCAGCGGTTTGCTAAACCGTGAGTAAGGTTTTCGCCTGTGTGGGTTCGAGTCCCACTCTTCCCGCCAATGAGCAGACGGTCTGCTTCAGAGTAAGCAAGGTTCAATTCCCCGTGTGCAAAGTTCGACTCTTTGCATAGTGGTACTAGACTCTGAATAACAGGTTACAGGTTAGAGTTCATGAGACACCTGACAGTAAAAACTCATTAAACTTCTCCATACTCAGAGCCTGGCTGAGTTAAATGGGAAATTGGCGGAATTGGCATACGCACTAGTCTTAGGAACTAGCGTTTCGGCATAAGAGTTCGACTCTCTTATTTCCCACCATATACAGGTTTAGCTCAGTTGGTTAGAGCATCTGCCTTACAAGCAGAGGGTCATTGGTTCAAATCCGATAATCTGTACCATTTAAAAGTTGGTAGACAAGCATTAAAAGTCACTAAGACAATAGGAGCTGTGTACGTGGAAAGCAGTGGAGAGACACCACAGAGGGCGTCGGTGGACAACTTGTGGAAACGTTAGATACACAAGAGCAAAACAAATCCGTATAAGCTACCCCAGTTACAAATCGTTGAATCCACAGCAGATACGTGTGATTGAAACTGCACACCCAACTTTTTATACGTCGGTGTACTCAAGTGGCTTAAGAGATCAGTCTTGAAAACTGAGAGACGTGCAAGCGTGCGTGGGTTCAAATCCTACCACCGACGCCATTAACATGGGTCATGTAGAATAAAAATTGACTACATTAAGAGGAGTCATGACCTCATCAATTTTTCGAGAAAGAAAACCAGGAAAACCGCGTAGCATCTCGTTAATCACTGCGGCGGTACGCGTGGGCGGTTAGTTCAGTTGGGAGAACGCCTGCCTTGCAAGCAGGAGGTCACGGGTTCGAGTCCCGTACGGTCCAGAGGTGTGATATTGTAACCTCCACGTGGTACACCTCGGGTAATGCTAATAACAATAAGGAGAAAAAATGGCTTATAAATATATTTGGAAATTTGTTGATGAATAAATATACAATGTTATCTTTATCCGAAGGCTATATGATTGCGTAGCTCAGCAGGTAGAGCACCTGACTTTTAATCAGGGTGTCGTGAGTTCGAATCTCACCGTAGTCACCATTTTTATTTGTGGGTGTACTCAAGTGGCTGAAGAGGATGGTTTGCTAAACCATTAGAACTGAATAGTTGCGTGAGTTCGAATTCCACCACCCACGCCATATGTTGGGGTTCGCCAAGTTAGGTCAAAGGCACTAGATTGTGGCTCTAGTATTCGTGGGTTCAAATCCCACACCTCAACCCAGTCATAAAGGAGGGAAGTATATGAAAGATAGTTCTAAATTTGTCATATATATCTTAATTGTACTTTTAAGTTTACTTATTATAGGTTCAGTAGGAGCTAAACAAAAAAGTAATAGCGGAATATATGATGCACCAGGTGTTTGTGAATATTGTAATACTAAATTAGAAAAAACTGCTATTGGCCTTTATGGAGCATCAAGCAAAGTAGTATGGTATTGCCCAAACCCGGATTGTGAGCATTAATAGGTAGATTTCTACCTATTTTTGGGTCGATAGCTTATGCGGTCTGAGCGTGGGTCTGAAAAACCCAAGGATAGTGGTTCGACACCACTTCGACCCACCAAAGGAGATAAAATGCAAAGAGAAGACTATGCTGAGACATTGGTGATTGATGGTCGTTTAGTGCCGGTTGGTCTTGATGACTATGGTCAGTGTTATTACTTTGAATATGTTGATGAAAACGGACAGCTACAAGAGATGAGCTGCGGCAGTTATAATTTTAATTATAAGCAAGAGATAAAGGACTTTTTGAGTTTACTCTCATAGGCTAACGGATAGACCGTTCGGCTACGGACCGAAAGGTGAGGGTTCGATTCCTTCTGGGAGTACCATTATTAAGGAGAAAAAATGGGTAAGTATAAGTTGATACCAATGAAAGATGGAAAAGTAGATCTTTCTTTAGATGAACTCAATGAAATGTTGGAAAATGCCTATAATGATGGGTATAAAGATGGTAAAGAAGCCATGCCAAAAGCTAGCCCATTTCCATTTGAACCAGCTTGGACTTATAATCGTGGTCCAGATACATTAAACATATCTGACCCAGATATGTTCAGAGTTCATTATGATAGACCTAATGCTGTGTGGTATGGACCTGATTGGGATTCTGATTGGAATTATAAGACTTCTAACCCCGATTGGACTTATAAGCCTTCTTCAACTACAGCCTCACCTGATACTCATGATGGCGATTATGTTGTAGTAAATTCTAATACATATACTACAGGTAAAGGTAGTAATGACACTACAACAAAGTTTAATGACGAAAATTCTACTCCGACAACGCATAAATTTGTCGTAACTCAAAAAGATTTAGACGATGCGGCGGAGTTAAGTAAGTACATTAACGATTTAATTAATTCACTAACCTCAAAATAATTGACTTTTTCTAAAAATTTTTATATAATATAAGTACAAAATGAGTTAAGAAACACATCAATGTAAATCTATATTAGACTAGTCAATGATATAGAAGAGAACAGTCCGAAGAGTGATGGAGCTGAAAGGCTAGCAGATATTCGATCGTAGCTGTTTCTAGAGAAAAATAGAGGGAATAAAAAGACGACAGCGGCCCTCAGAATATAAGTTCGAAGATGTGTTTTTTTAAAAGGTTAAACTTATATAGAAAGTGGCGGCACAGGTCGAGACCTTATGTGCGATGGGTTCAAGTCCCTTAAATGACGATTTAGATTCTATATAAGTTTGGGCTGGTCGAATAGACCTGGGTCCAACCTCATCGGCGGGAAGACTTCCCGTCATATGCAGTATTAGTTTAGTGGTAAAACGCGACCTTGCCAAGGTTGAGTCACCAGTTCGACTCTGGTATATTGCTCCATTTATAAACATATCAATGTTTAACTTGTACTAACCGGTCAATGGTACGAGAGAAGCAACCCATTGCAAAGGGTGTCAAAAAAATAGGACTGGACATAAAAAGTTAACTGTATTGTATACAAAAAATTGTGGGAATAAAAATAAGCAGCGGCCCACTAAAAGGGTAAGCTAAAGGTATGTTTGTGTTTTATGCCTGAGTGGCGGAATAGGCAGACGCCCGGGACTTAAAATCCCGTGTTCTTCGGGACGTACCGGTTCGACTCCGGTTTCAGGCACCATTTCATAACTATGCTAACGACTCAGTTTATGAGACTCCCAAGCATGAGTTTAAACTGCTTTGTATATGGGCTATTAGTACATCAGTAGTACAGCGGACTGTTAATTCGTAAAGGTAGGAGCGTCACCTACATAGCCCGCCATTTCAGAACTTTAGTTACGACTCAGCTTATGAGACTCCTGGGCAAGAGTAAAACTACCCACTCCGCTTGGTGAGTTAGTTCAGATGGCTAGAATGCCAGCCTGTCACGCTGGAGGTCACGAGTTCGAAACTCGTACTCACCGCCAATTTTTGCTCTATTAGGTTTGAGCCTTGGTTCAAGTCCGATTTTGAGCACCATCAAAAGAACAATTACTTGAGGTAATAGTCAGGGTATGGAGTTCTCCCTTATGAGTAGAGAGCCGGTAATATATCCGCTCGGAGTTCCCCTCTGAAAATAAGGTTTTATAAATATACAGCTATTACCTTTATACTTATCGCGTCATGGTGAAGTGGCAAACACAGTAGGTTTTCATCCTGCCATTCGTGGGTTCGAGTCCCGCTGGCGTGACCAATTTTAGCAGAATGGATCTTATATCCGTTTTGCATTTATGCTCCTATAGCTCAAAGGTAGAGCACTCGGCTCATAACCGAATGGTTCTTGGTTCAACCCCAAGTGGGAGTACCATTTTTAGAGAGGTAATTATTATGTCATATGAAGAAGCAAGAGCATTATGCATAGAATTTGCTAATAATTTTAACCTGGAATTAACTGAAAGTTATGGCAAAGGTGAAGATAAAATTATAGAGGTTATCTGTAACGAGGCGGCTGCTCAGTCTGAGGAGTTTATTGCACTCAATCATGAATTGACGAATGGAGTAATAAATATCTGGAAAGATGATGTAGAACACAGATGTGGTTATGTGTATGAACATTTTGTTATTGCCTTTTATAATATTTAATTTTGACTTTTTCTTAAATTTTTAGTATAATAATTATACAAAATGAGTTAAGAAACATATTAATGTAATTCTTAGTCCATCATATGACTATTCCCACTAAGCGACCACAATTAGCCGTAGTCATGATGAAGCATAACGAAAAGGGATAATCTTCATCAGTATATTTAATATCGCAGAGTAGTGTAATGGTAAAATGTTGGGTTCATATCCCAAAGACTGCGGGTTCGACTCCCACCTCTGCAACCACACTAAACTAGAGATTTGATGTCGTTTCACTAGTACATATATAATAAAGAAGACATCACTTATGCTGGAGTAACATCAATGGTAGATGCTCTGACTTGTAATCAGAATGTTGCGGGTTCGACTCCTGTCTCCAGCTCCAATAAGCATATTTACTAAGCCGACTTGTCAATGTCGTTAAACTTGATAAGAGATACCTTCTTGAAAGGTCTATGGTATTCGGGTTCAACTCCCAACCAACGGGTATTGTAGTCATGGCACTACAGTCTAAACATAGATTAAAAGGGAATCCCCAGTGCTGTCACAAATTTGCATTAGTTGATTCATGAGCAGGGAATAGGTTGTTTGGTAGATGCAAATACCAACTTCCAAAAGGTGTTAGGGATATCACCTATTTTTATAGGGGTCTGAGAGCAACGGTAGCGTACCGGTCCTCAAAACCGCGTGATGTGGGTTCGAATCCTACGGCCCCTGCCAGTTGATTTATTTCTTTCCGTAGTGGTTGGTAGGGTTGGCATCCTACTGTGAAAGATGCCAATTTTGAAAATTTCGGATATGAAAATTTGAAAAAATTCTAATTATCTGATATAATAAATACAGAAAGTGAGAAAAGACAATGATTTTAATGATTGGTTTAATGATTTATTTAGGTGTTGTCATTGTTAACTTACTCGCTGAAATATTAGGAGAATTAACAAATGGCAAGAATACACACTAAGGAAGAATTAGAATTAAGAAAGAAGATTTTATCGGAGAGACCCACATTTACTCTTCGCATAGAAAACAAACTCACAAGAAAAATTCGTGAGTTAGAAAATTTGCAAAATTCCTAAATTTTTTATATAATATATACATCAAGAGTTGAGAGAGTTCTTTTTCACCTTCCTTTCAAATCTCTCTCAACTCGCCTCGCTAGGTGAAGCACATAAGTTACAACCTCCACGCGGTGTGCTTTGGATAACGCTAATGTAACTTGAATACAATTGAATATTTTAGCAACTCGGTGGAGAGGTAATTCCATACTGCCGAGAATCTATCCTTAAACGACAATATCGTGCTTATTGGGATACTGATAACGACACTGAAAGTTTCTATTAGGTGACTTTTAGAAATGGTTCTACAAAGGTAGAACCTGCGGATAGATGTGCTAAACTAGTCGCGTGTAAAGACACAGTTCTCATCGCTTCGATAATAGAAGGCTTGGTTAATAGCCGAAGCTGCGAATCCCGATAACCTACGGATTGGTAACCCGTAGTAATGTCTGGAAATTACCAAATAAGAAGTAGCATCGCCGTTGATGTTGCGAAAGCAACTATAAGATGAGGTCGTGGTCTGAGTAGCCCAAATCGGCGAAGACTCTTATACTCCGCAAAAGTATAGGTTCTTTTTGTTAGGATTTTTGTGAATGGTGGGTGAAAGGTAGAGGAAACAAGTCCTCTATAAGCATCGGTCTTGGACAAGGTTGATAGTATTGAGTTAGCTACTCGATGCTCACATCAATTTTCTTAGTGGTCGAATATATGCGAAGGCTAGCGAGGTAAGGCGAAGGTCTGCTAAAAAGTTATTCATTGTATACCCCAAGAGATTTGGTTTTTTTCACTTAGTAAAGAAATAATCACGCATATAGGACAAAACAGGGTCTTGAAAATTCACTGGTGGCAGAGTCCTATCAAAACTAAACAGGCAGAGATTTGAATTTTCACACGGGTGGACGGTACCCAGTAGCTTACTAAAACCGTCTTTTTTTTTATGTTCAAAGAAAACGATATGGATTGAACAAGAGGAGGCGTTTCAATGAAGTATTATAGTGAACATACCAGACAATTTTACGACAGTGTGGAAGAGTGCGAAAAAGCTGAAAACGAACTTGTAGAAGCAAAGAAAAAGGCAGAACTTGAAGCGAAAGCAAAATCCGAAGCTCGTGAGAAGAGAGCAAAAGAAGTTGAGGAAGCCATGAAAAACGCACACGAAGCCTACGAAAAGTTTGACAAACTGCTTAAGGAGTTTGTTAAGGATTATGGTTCTTTCCATTATTCCTACACGGATAAAGACCATGATCTTTCTTTCCTAGACCCCTGGGGATTTTTCTTTAATATTTTTTAAGTAAAATGGAGCCACATTTTGTGGCTCTTTTTTATTGAAAGAATTATGGATTTGATTACTTATTAATAGCAATATCTTTGCCAAGTCTTGGGTGGTAATTAGCCGCCTTGTACTTTTTATATATACGAGGCTCGCAAGAGCCTTACAAATACGTCTGGGCAACCAGTTTTTATAGATAGGAGGCGGTTGCGTCTCCTTTTTTTTTGTAGGAGGAAATATGGCTTTAACTGATTTTTATGAAAGCGGTCCATATGTCCATAGTCATTTATTTAATTTTCGTGCTAATGTAGGTGAAATTCTACAAACACCTTCTAAAGATGCTTATAAAGAATCTATTGACAGATTAAAAAAAGTACGAGATAATTTAGAAAGAGAAGCCCGCATCTTTTTAGATATGAGAGGTACCGATAGCTGAGAAAGTGTATCTGAAGAATTATTCTTTCCTAAAAATAATTGTAGAGAAATTGCTATGATTATTTTACGTAGTAGAGAATTTCTCAATATTTTGACTACTGGTAGTTTTGATTGGGAAAAATTTAGAGCAGATAACGACTTAAATGATGCAATTTGAGATGTTATAAATGAAGTTAGCAGTAATGAAAAAATACCTTTGCTCGCCGCAAAGATGGTAGAAATGACTTTCAAAGATGCTGAGCTAAAAAAGTATAATGCTAGCGATTTACAAAAGCATTTTAAGAAATTTTACGATAGCACTTTTGGCGATGAAAAAGTCTGAAAATATGCTACGAAAAAAGCGAATTTCCAAAAGAAGTTAGAACAATCTATTAGGAGAAATGCTCCGAAATCAACAGATAATATTTGAAATTATTTTGAACGAAAATATCGTGAAATCGCTCGTGAAAAATGAGTTTTGACATATAATCAAAGACAAAATGAAATAGATAATTTTTTAAAGACTCTTAAACCTAAATTTGAAGCTGCGTTAGCAAAAGCAAATATAGGAGATGTTAGTAATGCTACTGGTTCTTTAGGAGAAGAATTACTTGAACCTATTTTTGAGTCTGATGATACAATAAAATGGAAATTTTATAATGTTGGTGCTAAAACTGAAAAAGAGTTACAGGAAGAAATGAAACAATTAGGAATAGATATAGATACTATGAATTTCAAAGGTTCTCCTAGCTCTACTAAAAGTGGAAGTGACTGAATTATAGTTAATAGTAGAGGAGAAGCGACACGTGCACAAGCAAAAAATAGTGTAGATTTTATTAATGAATTAATTGATAAAACTAAAACTTCTCGTCTTCAGTTTTTAAAAATTCAAGACAGTATTAAATATGTTACTTTACGTAATAGTATTATAAATAGTAATCAGAATTTTATCAGTAATGAGGATTGACGACAAATAGAATATCTAATTAGTAACGTAATCTGATTCCGCAGCGGCGGCTTTATGCAAGAGGAGTCTGATATTTTAAAACATAGACATAAAGGAGACTATAAATCTGTTGCTGAAAATAAAGAAATGAGTCGTTATAAATTAACTGGAATTCAAGAAGAATTAAACAGAAAAATAAGTCAAGCTATTACTTATTTTATAGGTGTTGATTTAAAAGAATTAACTAATGTAAAAATTAAAAGTAGTAACTTGTTCTTTATGGTAGATAACGTTTTCTTATTCCCAACTTCACTATTATTAACTTATATTATTAATCAACTAGAAGATGCAGCTGAGCAATTAGATAGACTATATGCAACTTTAAATACAATGACAACCTCAGTAATAAATTCTGAAGAACTTTGAAGGAAAAAACAACAAGGTTATATCTTAAATTGGCGTAGAGGTGATCCCTACGGTAGCAAAGTCTTGGCAGCAGGTATAGAAAAAGGAGAACAAATAATTAAAGATGCTACTTTTGCCAGAATTAATTTACGATTAGATGTATCACAAATTCTAAAAAGTGCTTATCAAATTAGCCTGAATCAATTGAGATAAATCTTGAAAAATTCTGAAATTTATTGTATAATAAATTATACAATGAAACAAAGGAGAAAAAATTATGGAATTAGAAGAACTTTTAGAAAACCTTGCTGACGATAGTGATAAAGTTCCCAATCCCAGTTGGGTCAAATACTATGAAGAACTTCAAGACCGCTGCTATTGGCTTGTTGACAGCGTCGATGATGATCTTCTCTATCTCGTAGATAAAATCCTCAGATGGAACAAAGAAGATGCAGGAATTCCAATAGAAGAACGCAAGCCTATAAAGATATATATTAATAGCCCTGGCGGCTCTATTGATATAGAGGAAACTGTTGTTTCCATAATACATTTATCAAAAACACCTGTATATGGAATAGCTCTAGGCATGGTAGCATCTGCGGCAAGTCTTATTTATCTTTCCTGCCACAAGAAGCTCGCTCTACCAAATGCTTACTTCATACTCCATAAAGGTTCACTCAGCAATATGTCCGGTGACTTCAACACAGTCCAGGCGGCAATGGCTGATTATAAAAAGCAGGTGGATAGAATGATAGAGTATTATATCAGCAACACAAAATACACCGAAGAAGAGATAAGAAAGAATATTGAAACAGACTGGTACGTAAGAGACGACGAAATGGTAAAATTCGGTCTTGTAGATGAAATAATTACTGATATTGACTCTATCTTGTAAAGGAGGCTTTATGATAGAACAATATACGGGATGAATCACTCTTGACAACGAAGAAATGGAATTGTTTTACACAGATAAGTTTGACCGTTCCATTTTAAAGGAAAATCAATATGTACTCTGCGGCAATGAAGTCTACAGATACGAAAATGGTTTTATAAAAAGAGTAGAATATCCATCTATCTCCAACAAGTACACAGACAACATCAAACCTTTTGACATCTATCAATATTGTGCGATTGATATGCTGAAGTCACGTCAATCCAAAGTCAAGCTCATCCGTGGAGTTTATGGCAGCGGCAAAGATTACTTAATGTTTAACGAAGCCTTAACTCTAATTGAAGACGGCGAATTTGATAGAATAATCTATGTTAGACCTAATTGGACTTTGAAGAATGTCCCAACTATCGGAGCATTACCTGGAGATGTAGAGGACAAACTCGATTGGACCTTTGCTCCATTATATGACAAAGTCGGTGGAAAAGACGGTGTTGACTATTTAGTCAGTCATGGTTTGTTAGAAATGATTCCTTTGCTCTATATACGTGGATATTCCACAATGCCGCGGTCCATTGTATATGTCACCGAGGCTCAAAACATAGATAGCGAAATCGCTAAGATACTACTTAGTAGAATCGGCGAAGGAAGTGAACTGTGGTTAAACGGAGATAATCACCAAACTGATAGCAGAATATTTGATAGAGATAACGGTTTAACAAAGATGATTAGCCGCCTTCAAGGTAATCCTTTGTTTGGATATGTTTATCTACCTGTTACACATAGAAGTGATGTTGCTAATTTAGCCAATTTACTTGATGATTAAGAGAAAGAGGGAGAGAATTAAATTCTCTCTCTTTTTTTGACATTTGCGAAAAAATATGTTATAATTAATTGTAAAAATGAAATAATTGATTGGAATAAAAAGGCTGTTTTATTACTTTATAATTGGAAATGTTTAATAATTTATAAGAGGATTAATATATAATGGCTAATGTCAAAATTACATATAATGGAACAACGATAAATAGGGGTGGTGTTAATTCTCCTTATAGATTGGGAACAGCAGGAAAGTTATTAACTACTGAAATTCTTGTGCAGCCGGTACTTGAAGAAGAAAAGGTGATTAATAATCAATCTAAAACAGTTACCCCTACAGTTGGAAATCAAACTGTTACTTATGATACAGGTTATACAGGATTAGAGCAAGTAACAGTAAATGGAGATGAAAATTTAGTACCAGCAAATATTGCTAATGGTGTAACTATATTTGGTGTAACAGGTACACATTCAGGTGGTAGCGGTGGTGGCACTGATACTTCTGATGCTAATGCTACTGCTGATGATATACTTGCTAATAAAACAGCATATGTCAAAGGTAGTAAAATAACAGGAAATATACAAACAAGAACTTTACCAAACCCAACACTTACATTAGATTCTACTACTGGTGTTGTTACTGCTACTGAAACATTAACAGACAGCGGCTATATAAATAGTGCCACCAAGACAGGTAGTCTTAGTTTAGATACAGAGAGTAGTAAAACAATAATTCCTTCTACCGCTGCACAGACAGCAGTGGGAGCAGGCAAATATACTTTAGGAGCAATTACAGTTGCCGGCGACCCTAATTTAGTTGGGTCTAATATTCTAGATAGTGTATCTATATTTGGAGTAACGGGTACTTTGAACGTTCATGATTATTATGTAGTATCAACTACACCAGACCCAAATTTAGGGGAAGATGGAGATTTATGTTTGAGGTTATAATAGATGAAAGTAGTTACAGCTAGATTTCCATGTGTTGGGTTAGACGAAACAGATTTCCATTTAGCACATACAACATTTGAAGATAACTTCACTTCCACTACATACCCATACGATAACTTAAAAGATACTGGTATCTATGGTGAAACAGGTGGTAATAACTATGCTCGTATAAATGTGGATAAAGCAGTAAACTCTGACTCATATTGTTATGCAGTATTTGATTTATCTTCAATACCTGATGATGCTACTATTACGAGTGTTTCTGGTAAGATAAGATTATATTCAAGTGGTACTAAAGCCAAGTTTAGACAAATCAGATGGTGTATAGGCAATATAGATGACGGCCCACTGAGAACTAGTGAAGCATATTCTACTTCTTCTAACCCAGTAGAAATAGAAGTCACACCATTAAGAACAAGTCCACCTCTAACTCCACAGGAAATGAAACAACTAAAGTGTTATATCCATTATCAGAGAAATAATCAAACGGATAACACCCAAAGATATATTTATATGTATGGTGCTTGTTTAGATGTTACCTATGAAGTACCAGAATTATATGTAAAAGAAAATGGTCTTTGGACACCAGTTCAACAATTATATGTTAAACAAAATGGTGAATGAGTAGAAGAACACCCAAGTTATATACAAGACCATCAATTGACTAATTTGATTAGAAAAAATTAGAAAAGGACGCTTTAGCGTAAAGGAGTAAAAATGAAGTTACAAATTTTAGTGCCGCAGTATCAAGAAACAGACGAAATAATAAAACCACTTTTAGATTCAATAGCAATTCAGCAAAATGTAGATTTCAA